CCCAATGTACCTTGGGCAATTGCTGTTGGTTCAGGACAGATAACTGGAACAGTAGCATCTTCATCATCTTGTAGTGGTGAAGTTGTAATCATAGAAGAAACAGATGTTTTCTCCTATGGTTCAGGCTTGTATGGACAAAACGAATATACTCAAGGCGATTTACAAACTGTAGTAACCGCTACTTCATCATCAACTGTTGTAGGAACTAGGATACAGAATGGCTCAGCTACAGTTACAGTAGCTTCAGCTATATCTGCAAGTGGAAGGAGAGTACCTGAAGGTTCTGCCTTAATTAACGGTTCTTCTACAACGACAGTTACATCGACAGGTAATGGCTCAAGAGTTAGAGAGAGTAGTGCAACATCATCAACTGCTACAACTATTACTGCATCATCAACTGCTACATTAAAAGGTGCGGCAACATCATCAGCAGTAGCTTCTCTAACTGCATCAGGTGTATTTATGGTGAATGGAGCGGCTAGTACAACTGCTACAGTAACAAGTGCAGCTATATGTAATAGAGTCAGATTTGGTTCAGGTGTACCGACAGCAGTAGCAAGTATTACTGTACTTGGATTTGCTACAAGAGGTGGCATTGCATCGTGTACTCCCGCTGCATCATTAGTTGCAGCATCAGAAAGAATACATCAACCAAGTGCTACTTCCCAACCTGAAGCTAGTATTACAGCAACGTGCAACAGAGTTCAAAATGCTATTGGTATAGTAAGTGCAACATCAGGAACAGCTACCATAGGTAGAGAGAAATGGGAGATTATTAGCCCTACAGTTATTACATGGACGGAGATAGCAGCATGAGTTTAATACCATTACAATTACCCCCAGGAATACATAGAAATGGAACAGATTTTGAGTCTAGTAATAGATGGAGGGATGTTAGTTTAGTACGATGGCATGATGGTTCATTAAGGCCTGTAGGGGGATGGACAAGTAGAAAAACAAGTGCATTTGCATCAGCGCCAAGGGCAATGCTTTCATGGCTTGATAACTCAAGTGATTCATATTTAGCAGGTGCAACATACAACAAATTATATTATGTAAACCCCTCACATACAGTTTACGATATAACCCCATCAGGATTAACCTCAGGCAATTTAAATGGTGTGGTTAATTTAGGATACGGTGGTGGATTCTATGGTCATGATGAATATAGTAGAGCCCCAATTAGTTCAGGTATATACCAAGAAGCAACAACATGGTCATTAGATACATGGGGAGAGAATTTATTAGCTTGTTCATCTAAAGATGGTAAGATATATGAATGGGCTTTAAATACAGGCGTTGCAGCTGCGGCAGTTACTAATGCACCAACAGGTAATAATGCTATTGTTGTTACTGAAGAAAGATTCGTATTCGCCCTCGGTGCAGGTGGTAATCCACGTAAAGTACAATGGTCAGATAAAGAAAATAATACTTCTTGGACCCCAGCAGCTACAAATGAAGCGGGTGATTTTGAATTACAAACTACAGGCCAGATTATGTGTGGATTAAAAATGAGAGGTAAAACGTTAATATTAACAGATAATGATGCCCATGCTGCAACATACTCTGGTCCACCATTTGTTTATGGATTTGAAAGAGTAGGTACAGCATGTGGAGTTGCATCAAGACGTGGAGCAGTAGCAATTGATGAAGGTGCATTTTGGATGGGTAACAATGGATTTTTCCAATTTGATGGATCTGTTGCTAAGGATATACCTTGCGAGGCATTAGATTATGTATTTGATGATATTAATAGGTCGCAAATAAGTAAGGTATACGCTGTTCATAATTCACAACATAGTGAAATATGGTGGTTTTACCCTTCAGCTAGTTCAAATGAAAATGATAAATATGTGGCATTAGATTATAAAGAAGGGCATTGGACTGTAGGGGATATTTCTAGAACAGCAGGTGTTGACCAAGGAGTATTTAATAATCCAATATGGTGTGATGCTAGTGGAAATTTATATAATCATGAGTCAGGATATACCCACGGATCTACTAAGCCTTATGCAGAATCAGGCCCAATTACATTAGGAAATGGTGACCAAATCATGAAAGTGTTAAATCTTATTCCAGATGAAGTTACTCAAGGACAAGTTAAAGTATCTTTTAAATCTAGATTCTATCCTAATGCTTCAGAAACAACACATGGCCCTTATACCTTAGTCAATCCAACAGATGTTAGATTTACAGGTAGACAGATAAGAATTAAAGTTGAGGGAGTAGGTAATGATAATTGGCGCTCAGGGGTTATGAGGATCGAAGCTAGGGCAGGAGGTAGACGATGAGTATAGCTCAACCCCCTCCTCCTTCAGGCTCTAATTGGAAACTTTGGGGTGAAAGATTAAATAAATTTTTTATTAACACAAGAAATAAGTTAGAATACAAAGATGCAGATTCAAAAGCAACAGAAGATGGCATACTAATGTGGGATCCTTCCCAAAATACAGTGGTTGTATCTAAAAATGGTGCTTGGGTCAGAATTGAATTAGATCCATAATGGAGGGGATAAATGAAGAAATTCTAAGATGTAAGCCTTGGATTATGTCAGCAATTAAAGAAGGAGGTGATACTCATAACTTTATAGATATAGTAGATGGCATAGTAAGTGGTCACATGCAATTATGGCCAGGGAAAGACGGATGTGCAGTAACAGAGATTGTTATATATCCAAATAGAAAGGTATTACATGTATTTTTAGCAGGTGGGAAATTGGAACAAATTACGAATATGCATGATGATGCGGTAAAATGGGGTAAACAACAGGGGTGTGATTCTATGTCTTTATCAGGTAGACCAGGATGGAAAAAGATTTTAGGGGATAAAGGATGGAAACAAATTCAGATAGTATTAGCAAAGGAGTTTTAATATGAGCGGTGGCGGCGGAAAAGGCGGATCAAAAACAACAAAGACAGAAACAACCATACCAGAATGGGTAAAAGGACCCGCAGATAGAAACTTACAACGAGCGGAAGCAGTACAGCAAGTAGGTTATATGCCTTATTATGGTCCTGAAGTTGCAGGATTTACACCAGCACAGAATGCAGCATTTGATGCAAATATAGGAGCAGGTGAAGCTTTTGGCTTATTATCCCCTGGTTCATTAACATCTACTAGTGGTATGCCAGCCCCAACTACATTTGATGGTGGATGGTCAGGTTATTCATCTATGCCATTATATGACCAAGCTTTATCAGAATTAAAATCTAATGACCCAGGGACAGTAGCACAATATGATGCCTTATTTGGTAATGCTGTACCTGCTAATGTAGCACCACCTACCCCATCTAGTGGCGGCGGGGGAGGGAGAATAGGCGGAGGTCCTAGTAGAACACAACAAAATATGGGATTACTACCATCACAGATTAATAAAGCAAAATGGGGTGCAGATAGAGTACTAACAAGCACTAGTAAAGGTGGTAAGGGTGGCAGAGGAAATGTAGGAGCTAGAAAAGCTTATGAAAGGTCTATTGCTGCTAGAAACAAAAGATTAAAAAAATAGGAGACAAATATGGCAGGACAAGCGTTACCAGGAGGTCAAACAGCACCACCTAATATTAACAGTTTAGCAGCACAAGGTATACAAGGTGCAGGCATGGGTACTGTTGCAGGGGGTACGTATAATCCTCAACAGGTAACTCCAGGGCAATTATCTTCTACTAATTTATCTCCATATATGAATCCGTATACGGATAATGTTATTAAAGCTAATGAGGCAGATATATTAAGAGGTGCAAATATAGGTCTAGGCCAACTAGGAGCCCAGGCTCAAGCAGCAAATGCTTTTGGTGGTTCACGTCACGGTGTAGCTATGGGTGAAATGGGCAGGGGCGTAGCTCAACAATTAGCTCAATCTTCAGCAGGGTTAAGACAAGCAGGATTCCAAAATGCTCAACAAATGGCACAACAAGATATAGCTAATTCAATGACTGGTCAATTAGCTAACCAACAAGCAGGTTTAACAGGAAATCAACAAAGATTAGGTGCAGCAAACCAATTGGCGAATATATCTAATCTTGGTTTTGGTATGGGTCAAACAGTATCGAATAATTTAGCATTACAAGGAGCACAACAACAAGCTATGCAACAAGCATTAATGGATGCAGCAAAACAGCAATATCAAGGATATGCCAATCAACCTGCTACATCATTAGGATATGTTAATTCTGCTTTAGGTGCTACCCCAGTTCCACAATCACAAAATCAAGTTACTAGTAAACAACCAGGATTATTTGATTACTTAACCCTTGGCGCTATGATGAAATAAGGAGACATAAATGGCACAAACACTTTGGGAACAATTAGGTCTTTCAGCAACTGAGCCTGATGAGTTTAAAAATTGGGTAATAGCTAATAGGGATAATCCTTCAATAATGAGTAAAGAAGGGGGATGGATAAATGGTCAAGGGAGTACCATGACTATGCCTGTTGGAGTAGAGGATCTTAGAAGCCAATGGACAAATAGTATGTCTCTTGATGATATAAGTGCTTTCCTTGAGAAATCGGTAGCTGAGAATAACAATTTAATAGTTAGAGATGACCTTATTGCCCCAGCTATGAATGATAATAATGAAGATGTATCTGCTATTATTAATAACGATCTTGTAAGTCAGGATTCGGATGGTAATATTACATATACCAGTCAAGCTGATAATAAATTAAATAAGCTAGCTAATAAAATTAAAACTAATCCAGAGGGGAGTATTAATCCTAATGAATTAGATTGGGGGAATGTTAAACAACAATTAGAAAGTGGAACAGGAATACCAGAATTAAAATTACCTGATGATCCAAGTAGAAGCGCAATCCAAAAAATATTAGATACACCTGCAAAAGTAAAAGCAGATAGAGAAGAAACCAAAAAAGGTAAGGGATTTTTAGGCGGTATTTTTGGGGAGATGACTGAAGAGAAAAGAGCCATGTTGATTATGTGGTTAAATTCGATGAGGCTTGAACCTGATGCGGGTATAACCAGTGCAATGCAGGAAAGGTTAAAGCTAATAAGAGCAGGTAATAATACGTCCGGTGTAATTTCGTCATTAATTCAAATGGGTAGAAAAGATTTAGCAAATATGGTATCAAATAAGACTATGACTGCCAAAGATGCTATTGATATGGCTTATAAAGATAAAGATCTTAAAACTAAGACTTTAAAAGAGCTTAGACAAGAATTTCAAAATTTATCATCAGTAAAAGATGTTTCTATGCAAGTATCAGCATTTGGAAGAATTATTGCTTCTGCTTCAGACCCTAGCCCCGCAGGTGACTTAGCATTGATATTTAACTATATGAAGATATTGGATCCAGGTTCAACAGTAAGAGAAGGTGAATTTGCGAATGCACAAAATAGTGGTGGTATTGATGATAAAACTGTAGCATTATATAATCAGGTCATCAAGGGTACTCGATTATCTCAAACACAAAGAGATGATTTCTTAGGTCGTGCTGCTATGCTTTATGAAGAAGCAGAAAGAGGATTATTAGAAACAAGGAAATGGTATGTGAATAAAGCAGGTATCCCAGATGAAGAATTTGCATCTCCAATTAGATATACAGGGAAATATACCAAAGAAGGGGAGACCTTACAAGATATTATTAAGAGGATCTTAGCAGAAAGGAAAAAGGCAGAGGCAGATGGGAATAAATTATGAGTATAAATACTAAAGATATTTCACAAGAAACATTAGAATCATGGTCTGATGAGGATCTAAATTTATTTTTATCTGGTGATTATGCATCAATGAGTAGCGAGGCATTATCCTCTATTTTGCAACCTACCGATCCAAATGCACAAAAAGATTATAGTGATTCTAGTTGGGGAGAGGTAGCTTTAGGAGCAGTAAAAAATACTCCAGGGTCAACATGGGAATTGGCAAAAGGTGTAACACATGCAGTTGTTAACCCTATTGATACAGGTATGATGCTTTTAAAAATAGTAGGTGGAGGTGTTCAGCATGGATTAGATAAGGTTGATCCGAGAATAATGGAATTTCTTGATGATGAAGGTAATTATGCTGAATCTAAAGAAATAGCCAGGAGAGTAGGTGAATTTTATCAAAATAGATATAAAGACGAGGCAGCTTTTAAAAATGCATTAGCTAATGACCCTGCAGGGGTTTTAGCAGATGCTGCTACTATTTTTTATGGCTCAGGAGCTTTACTTAAAGCAGGAAAACTAAATAAAGTTGGAACAGGCGTAACAAGTGTAGGTAAAGCAATAGATCCAATTAATTTATCCATTAAAGCTAGTGGTTTAATAGGTAAAAAGACTATCGGGCCTGTGGGTCAAAGCCTTGTATCTACAATGACAGGGGGTCAATACTCTGCATTAAGTGAAGCAAGAAGAGCTGGATTAACAGGCGGAACAATACTTAATGATTTCACGAAGAATTTAAGAGATACGAAAATGAATGAAGTTGGTAATGTTGTAGATATTGCCAGAGCGAATCTTCAATTACTTAAAGATAAAAGAGCTAATGATTATGTCCAAGGAATGGAAAAAATTAATAAGGATCCAACAATTTTAAGCTTTGAGAAAGTAGATAATGCCATTTTAAATGCTATGGATGAATTTTCTCCAAAGGGTATTATTTTGGACGATAAAGGTATGGCAGTATTAAAGAAGATTCAAAAAATTGTAGATGAATTTAAAAATAGTGATAATCCATTAAATCAAACTGCTTCAGGTATTGATGATATGAAGCAAAAAATATGGAATGAAACAAGTAAGTTAGATAAACAAAAATATCCTAATGCAGTTCGTGTTTTAGATAATATTTATCATGAAACTAAAGCTACTATTATAGAACAAGCTCCAGAGTATGCTAAAGTTATGGAAGATTATTCTAGTGCTTCAGATTTATTGAATCAAATTGAAAGAACACTTAGTCTAAAAGGTAATGCAATGCCTGATGCTACTCTTAGAAAATTACAATCACTAATGAATAACAATGTTAATACTAATTATGGAGCAAGATTAACTTTAGCTGATGAACTTAATAAAATTGAAGGTGCAACAGATATTATGCCAATTTTAGCAGGTCAATCCCTAAATAAATTAACTCCTAGAGGTATACAAGGTGCAACTAGTCCAATAGCAGCAATGGCAGCATTCCATGAAGGTGGTATACCAGCAGCAATAGCTACAGGAGTAATATCTTCACCTCGGATTATGGGTGAAGCTTTTAGATCTGGAGGTATTTTAGAAAGATATGTTAAAAATAGTGGACTTGGGCCTAATAGTGGCGGAATATTAAATATGATGTACCAAGCAGATAGGGAGCGAGAATAATGGCATTAGAGAAAATGAGTGAAGACGATATTCAAGGTATAGTAAGTGATGCCGTTAGTGAAGCTATAGACTTCATGGAAAGTGAGATAGTAACGGATAGAATTAAATCCCAAAGGTATTTCGATGGTGAAGTAGATATAGGAGAAGAAGAGGGTCGTTCAAAGATTGTATCAACTAAGGTTAGAGACGTAGTTCGTTCAATAAAACCAAGTTTAATGCGTATTTTCTTATCCTCTGAGCACCCAGTTGAATATATACCCACAGATCAACAAGATGTAGCAAGTGCTGATCAAGCTACTAAATTTGCTCACTATACATTTGAGAAATTAGGGGGTTATACCTTATTAAATGAAGCTATTCACGATGCATTGATTAAAAAGACAGGTATTTTAAAGGTTTATTGGGAAGATTATGAAGATTCCAAAATACACAATTATTCTAATCTTACAGAAGAAGAGTTGGTTCTGATTGTAGGCGATAAAAATGTTACTATACTTGAGCAAGAAGAAGAAAATGGATTTTATTCGTTAAAGATTGCTTATCAAAAAGAAACAGGAAAATTATGTATTGAATCTGTACCACCTGAAGAGTTTATTGTTGATAGAAATGCAAAATCAATAGATAATGCTTATTGTATTGCTCATAAGACTGAAATGAGAGTGGGTGATTTAGTAGCAATGGGCTATGATTTTGATAAGATATCAGAAATGGCTGGTACTTCATCAGATGATACGTTTTCTTCAGTTGAAAAATTTGAAAGGAAAGGCTATCAAGATGATGAAGAAGAACAAATTCAAGATCCTTCTATGGAAAAGGTGGAAGTCATAGAAGCATATATGAAAATGGACGTATATGGTTCCGGGCAGGCAACGATGCATCGGTTTACTTTAGCGGGAGGGGACAGACAGCTCCTTGATTATGAGCCTTGGGGTACTATCCCATTTGCCGTATTTGAGATTGACCCGGAACCACATACTTTCTTTGGTAGATCTATTGCAGATCTAATAATGAATGACCAGGATTCATCTACAGCTATGTTAAGAGGTTTATTGGATAATATAGCATTGACTAATAACCCATCTTTAGATGTTGTTGAAGGCCAAGTTAATATTGATGATGTACTTAATAATGAAATTGGTTCTATAAGAAGAATTAAATCCCAAGGTGCGATTACTGCTAATGCTATACCCTTTGTAGCAGGTCAAACGTTAGGTGCTATCCAATATATGGATGAACAAACTGAGAATAAGACAGGTGTCACTAAAGCTTCAATGGGATTAGACCCTGATGCATTACAAAATTCAACTGCGACAGCTGCAGCACTTACTGCTCAAGCAGGGGCAGGCCAAATAGAAGTAATTGCTCGTAATTTAGCTGAAGGAGGTATGAAAAACCTATTTAGATTAATGTTAGAATTATTAGTTGAAAATTCATGTGAAGAATCAATGATGAGATTGAATGGTCAATATATACCTATAGATCCTCGTTCATGGAATAGCGGAATGGATATGAGTATTAATGTAGGATTAGGTACAGGAAGAGAAGAGCAAAGGCATGCGGCATTAACACAAGCTTTACAAATGCAAATGCAGATATGGGGTAATTATGGACCAACTAATGGGTTAGTTACAATGACAGGGATTAGAAATACATTAGCAGATATGTTAGTAATAGCAGGGATTAGGAATACAGATAGATACTTTAATCCAATGACCCCAGAACAAGAACAACAGTTAATGCAACAAGCTGCAGAAGCAGCACAACAAGATTCTGGATTAAGTGGAGATGCACAAGCAGTTATGCAAGCAGAAGCATATAAAACAGATAAGAAAGCAGAGACTGATCAGATGAAGATCCAAATTGATGCACAAAAAGCTTTAGCCCAAGACGATAGAGAACGTGATAAAATGGACCAGGATCTAGTAATTGCAGCAGCTAAGATATTAGGCGATCATGGAACAAAAGTTGATTTGGAAAAACTTAAAGCTATGCAGAATACGAATAGGCAGCAATCTAATTGAATATTAAAGATAAAGCTGCAAGGATAAGAACTTTAAAAGCAGATGATACGTTTAAAGAAGTATTATCTGAAGTTAAAGAACGGCAAATTGCCGTTTTTGTAGACGTTGATTCTTCCGAGGATCAGCGAGGCAAAGCACATAATATAATTTGTGCTTTAAATGAGATCGAAAATCACCTCGACTCTGTTCTGGCAGATGAAGTGATATATGATCGTAAACATAACTAATGGAGAACAGCACCGTGGCAAATACGACTGAAAACCAAATAGATGGCACTATTGAAAGTGCCGTTTCGAGCATTATAGCTCCACCGGAAGAAGTAATAGAAGAAACCATCGAGGAAGAAGCTCAGGCAACAGAGGAAACTACAGAACCAGAGGTAGAGGAGACTGCTGAGTCCGAAGAGGAAGAAATTATTGCTTCTGAAGAAGATTCTGAAGAAGATTTAGAATCAGAGGACGACGAAGACCAAGTAGAGGAAGCCGTTCTAGAAGAGACTGATATTTTTTCCGTTAAGGTTGATGGAAATAACATTGATGTAACTCTTGAAGAACTAAAGCAAGGCTATTCAGGACAGAAATACGTCCAGAAGGGAATGCAAGAAGCCGCTGCTCAGAAAAAAGAAGCAGAGGAAGTATATGCAAACCTAGTAAACGAACGAAAGCAAATCGCAAATTTGTATGAACAACTTCAAAGCGGAAATTTTGTTCAACCTCCAGTAGAACCATCAAGAGAAAGATTTGAAACCGATCCTTTGGGATATATGAGTGAAAAATTAGAATATGATGAGGCTAAAGCAGGTTATGATCGGAAAATGAGCCAGTTGAAAGAAGTATCTCAGAAAAATACTGAAGCTGAACAACAGGCTACCGAAGCTTATATAAAAAGGGAAATGGAAGAACTCCAAAGGATACTACCGGAATTTTCAGATCCTCAAAAAGCTAATGAAATTAAAGACAAGTTGGTTCTAAGCGGTAAAGCACATTATGGCTATTCTGAGGAAGAAATTTCTCAAGTTATGGACCATAGGGCTATAAGAGTACTACATGACGCCATGAAGTATCAAGATATTATAGCAGGAAAAGCTAAAGCCGTTACAAAGACTAAAAAGGCCAAACCAGTTTTAAAAGCTGGAGCCAAGAAGGTTAAAGATTCATCTAATAAAGTTCGTGAACGCCAAAAGGCAAAACTCAGAAGGTCAGGAAGTGTTGAAGACGCTCTTGGCTTAATTTTAAATCAATAATGGGAGAACATTATGGCACAACCAAGTAATACGTTCGACTCTTATGATGCAGTGGGTATTCGCGAAGACCTCGAAAATGTAATTTATGACATTTCTCCGGAGGAAACGCCGTTCTACACAGCTTGTAAGAAAGTAACAGCAAAAAACACTTATCATGAGTGGCAAACAGATGCACTACGTTCATCTGCTGCTAACGCTCACATTGAAGGTGATGAAACAACAGCAGAAGCTCGTACAGCTACAACTCGTCTAGGTAACTACACGCAGATCTTTAAGAATGCGGTAACTATACCTGATACAGACGTTGGTCTAGATAAGGCCGGTAGAAGTGCGGAGATGGCATATCAAACACTCAAGATCGCTAAAGAGCAAAAGCTCGATATTGAAAAAGCTTTGTTTGATAACAATGCAAGAGTAGCAGGTTCATCATCTGCAGCCCGTGAATTAGCAGGAGCACCAGTTTGGTTCACTTCTACTATTCAGAACAAGGGTTCAGGTGGAGCACATGCTAATGGTACAGGATCTAATGCTCGTACAGATGGAGCGCAAACTGCATTCAACCAAACTAAGTTTGATGCAACTATGCAATCTATTTGGGAAAAGGGTGGAAGACCTGATACTGTTTATCTGAGTGCTTTTCAGATGAATGTTGCATTAGGATTCACAGGTAACAATAACCAACGATCAACTGTTCAGGCAGGTGATGAAAAGGTTGTTAAATCTTTGGATGTTTATGTAACACCTTGGGGAACTATTGAGTTCCAACCTACCAGGGAGAACAGATCACGTGACGTTTTCGTTATGCAAAATGATATGTGGTCAGTAGGCGTTCTTAGAGGTACTAAGAATGTTGAACTAGCAAAAACTGGTGACTCAACAAAACGTCAAGTTTTGACTGAGCTAACTCTTATTTCTAAGAATGAGAAAGCATCAGGTATGATTGCAGACTGTTCTACTTCATAAGTAGGGACAAAAGGAGGGGCTTAATTGCCCTTCCTTTTATTATAAAATTATTTAAAAACGATTTTTAGATTCGATATAATGGAGAAGAAATGAAGATTAAGGAGAAGGTACATATAGATAATAAGAATGATAAAATTGTTGTTGAAAAGCAATATGACAATCAATCTTATTTGAACCGTGCGGAACAACTTAGAAAAGCAGGGGCAGGTGTACAAGGCGAAAATCGTTTAGTTGGAACGATACCAATTCATATCGTCAAGATGTGGTGTGATGAAGCAGGTATCAAATGGGGTGATACCGAAGACAGAAAAGCTATTATTAAGAAGAAAATGCTTAGTGGTGACTTTGATAAACTTCGAGTATGGCAAGGAACTTTTTAGGAGATTATAAATGGCTGATACAACAACATCGACGTACTCTTTGACTAAGCCCGAAGTTGGTGCTTCGGCAGATACTTGGGGTACAAAATTAAATACAAACCTAGATACAATTGATAACCTGTTAGATGGCGGAGCGCAAATTTCTCCTGATTTAACAGATTTAGAAATTGATGGAACAATTGTAACAACAACTCCTGCTGAGTTAAACCTAATAGATGGTGGCACAGCAAGAGGTACAGATGCAGTTGCAACTGGTGATGGCATCCTCATCAACGATGGTGGAACAATGAAAATGACCAATGTTGATACTGTACGAACATACATGGAAGCAGATTCCGTTCCATTAGCAGGTGGAACAATGACAGGTGATTTACTAATGGGTGCTAATAAGGTTGGTGCAGATGCAGGTGACTATATGAAATTCACAGCAGATACACAAACTGATTGGTATGTTAATGGCAACAATGAGATGCGATTAGAAGCTGATGGTGATCTACACGTTGATGGTGACGTGATCGCTTACTCTAGCACTACAGCATCAAGTATTGCATTAAAGCATGATGTAAATATTATAGATAACGCACTAGACAAACTAAACGCTTTACGTGGAGTTAGCTTTAAATATAACCACGATGGTAGAGAGAGTGCAGGTGTTATAGCAGAGGATGTTAGAGAGGTACTTCCTGAAGCTGTAAAAGTTATACCACCACACTTAGGAAGTAAAGAAAAAAGTTTAGGTGTAAACTATGGAGCATTAACTTCAATACTTATCGAAGCGATCAAGGAGTTAACTGCGAAAGTAGAAAAACTGGAGAAAAAATAATGGCAGTACAAGCATCAGGAGCAGATTTAGCGATAGTAGCAGACATAGTAGCTGAGTTTGGTGGTTCAGCACCACACGCTCTTTCTGAGTATTATGGTGGTGCAGGTTTAGTACCAGCAGGTGCTAATGGTGATGTACCAACATCAGGAATGATTGCAATGAGTGATATGTATGGAACTGTTGCAGCTACTGTGTTGACAATATCAAGTAATACCAATAATTATGATATAGGAGCTGCGGCGATATCAGCAGGTGGTGATAAAAATACCCCAGTTATCCTTACTATTAACGGTGGTGTAACTGTTGGCTCATCAAGTACAGGTACTGCGGCAATGTATACAGGTACTGGATGGGGTTCAGGAACTACTATCAATATCACAAATAATGGTTCAATCGTTGGAGCTTCAGGTTCAAACACTTCAGGAAATCCATCATCAGGTGGTGGTTCAGGAGGAAATGGTGCATCACCAGGTACAGGAAATGGTGGTAGTAATGGTGGTTCAGGTAATGGCGGAAGCGGCCCAGCAGAATCAGCAAACAATGGTGGCAACGCTTTTGAACACTCACAAACTGGTGACAATAATTTAGCTGTAGTATTCGATACAGCAGGAACAAGAACGGCAGGTTCTGCAGGTCAAAAAACCTATACTGGAAACGGTGGAGGTGGAGGTGGAGGTGGATCAGCAGGTGGAAGTGCTTGTAACGCAGGTGGCGGCGGAGGAGGAGCTGCTAGTGGTTCAGGTGGAGGAGGAAGCGGCCCAGGTGGATCATCAGGTGGCGCAACATCAGGTGGTTCAGGTGGTGGTACATCAGGAACTTGTGGTGGATATACATCAGCACCAGCTAACTCTCCTTGTGATGGACATAAAACATATCGTGGATCATCAGGAGGAGGTGGAGGTGGTGGTAACTTAGGTAATAGTGGTTCAGGTGGCGGTGGTGGAAATGCTACTTGGAATACTTGCCATAATCACGCATCATCAGGCGGCCCAGGTGGTTCAGGTGGTTCAGCAGGTTCTAATGGAACAGCTAATGGTTCAGCAGGTTCTGCCCTTGCAGGTAATACAGGTCAAATTTCATAATAGGAGTAAAAAATGGCAACATTAACAGCAAAAAGATTATGGGGAGACCAGTTTACTTCTGAAGATTTAATTGAGTCAAAGTTTGAATATTCCGATTTAGGAAAACTTGAGCAATGCATCACTACAATTGAATTAGTTTCAGGAGTGACAGTCACTCATGGAGGTGGTGCATCAGCAGGTGATAATTTACACTACAAAGATGTAGGTGTACATGGTGACTCTGATGGCTATATAGATTACACAACACAAAATATACAAGTTAAACAAACTGAGAAGGGCGATTCAGTTATTAGGATCGTACTCAGTTATCTAACTGTTACAGATCATAATAAATACTTAGCAGATTATAAAACATGGTCAGATGCATATCAAACTACAGAAGTGTATGCAGATGGTGAAGAAGTTACTTCTACAGCAGAAGGATCACCAGCAGCACCTACTTGGTCTTTTACATCAATTAAATCAGGTGAAATTTCACTTAAATACGCAGATGATCCTTTTGTCTAATGGCTAAATTAATCGATCCTTATGGATGGTATGCAAAGGAAGAAAAGCAACAAGAAAGGAAAGATATATGCGCTAGTTGTGATAAAGTAACTAAGCGTTTTGGTTTATATTTTTGTACAGAGTGTAAATGTCATATCAATAGTAAAGTTAGGTTGCTGGGTAATTCATGTCCACTTAATAAGTGGTAAAATAAATGTCAGGAATAAAAACACTTAGCTTTCAGTTTCCACACGAATTGTGTGATTTAACAGTCAAAAGGTTTGAAGAAGCGTTGTTGTCTGATCCAATACAAGTGTTTCCTTCAAGTAAACCTACTAATGCCATGAGCAGAGTAGACGAATTTCATTTTATTGATGTCTATCATCACGATGATGCAAGTGTAATTAACGAATGGCTAACAAGATCGTTAGAAGAATACACCAATGATTATCCTATATTAAAAGAACATTATCTATATAGCATAAGAATTAAATGTCAAAAAACACCTATTGGTGGTGGTTTCCATGCTTGGCACTCTGATAATCTACCTTCATATACAAGAAGAATCTTAGTTTGGATGATATATCTAAATGATGTAGAAGAAGGTGGGGAAACAGAGTTTCTATATCAACCAAAACGAATTAAAGCAGAAAAAGGTAAGATTGTTATTTTCCCTGCTGATTTTATGCACACGCATAGAGGTAATCCACCCATATCTAATGAGAAATATGTTCTTACTGGGTGGTTTAATATAATTGATAAAGAGGAGGAAGTTGTATGAAGCATTTGTATTGGACAGGTAAATTAGGCAATATTAATTCGTCACTAACGGTTGATGAAATTAAAGCTAAATGTGATAAATTAATATTAGAAGAAGCAGGTGTAGGTGTAGAGAGTGAAATTAAACCAATCAGATCAACAGATATAGCTTTTGTAAACGATCCACAAATTAGTCATATGTTATGGGAATTAGCACATACAGTTAATAAACATTCCTTTGGCTTTGAAATAGAATCACCACCTACAATCCAATATACTGTTTATGAAAAAGGCGATCACTATGATTGGCACATGGATACGCATTGGGCAAACCAAGAAAGTTTATACGATAGAAAAATATCAATTATTATTCAGCTAACAGATTATGAAGATTACAATGGTGGAGAACTTGAACTAGATGTATCATCATGGGATGGCACAAAAGAATTTTGCAAACAAAAAGGTTCTATTTTAGTCTTTCCATCTTTTCTTAGACATAGAGTAACACCAGTTACTAAAGGAACAAGAAAATCTTTAGTAGCATGGGTTGAAGGGAGATGTTTCCGATGAGTGAAAACGGATATGACTTCATATTTCCTACGGTTGTTGCACATTATAAAAGGAAAGATTTAATAAATCCAGTTATGAAAATAATGGAAGATATTCCTATCATAGAAGGATGGGAGGGTATTGCATCAACAGACGATAAAATCTTAGATAAACATCCTAAAATCCAAAAAGCATTTACAGAAGAAGTACATGGTTTTTTGAAAGATGTAATGAAATACCCTTGTGATTTACAAATGACTACATCGTGGTTTACGAAAGTAGATGCAAATTTAAAGTTGGTTGCTCACGATCATAACAACAGTTGGTACAGCGCTTGTTTTTATATACAAAATGATTGTGAAATAAGATTTGATGGTCATGCTTCACAAATATATGTACAACCTTCTGAAGAATTGCTACATAACTCTTTATCTGTAACTTATAAGCCTGAACCAGGTAGCTTGTTAATTTTTCCTAGTAAAACATTACATATAATTACCCCACATAATTGGCAGCATACTCGTTATTCATTAGCTTTTAACTTTATGCCTAAAGGTGAAGTGGGTATGTTTGACTCAAGGTATACATACTAATGTTAATAGACTTAAATTTAGGTTATGAAGATTTACTGGTTAAATCGTTTGAACAACAGGTTTTAAATCAATCTATTGAACCTATTGATGTAGGTGTTGTTACTCCTCCCTCCTCTATAAATGTGTATATGGAATATTTAGCATCTATTGTTCATCGTGAATATTTAACAGAATTAATAGAAAACAAATTAAATGAAAAATTACTACCAACTTATTGTTATGTTAGAAAATATTTTGAAGGCTCTACATTAAACCCTCATACAGACAGAGATGCTTGTGAAATAGGTTTTTCTTATTGTATCAAAGGCGATTCGTGGGGAATTGATATAGGAGGTGAATTTATGGTTACAAAAATTGGCAATGGTGTGATATATAAAGGGTGTGATACAATACATAGTAGACCTACACCTGCACCAAGTGAAACTATACAAGTCTTTAATCATTGGGTAATTAAAGATGGAAGCAGATCATCTTATGCATATAATAAAGGTGAAAATAAGGAGTTTTACTTATGTCATCAATGATATTTCCTATATTTAGTAAACCAATATATAGACAAAGGTTAAGAGTTAGTGGTGCTAAATTAAAACCTGTTCTTAATTTTCTTCATGAAAATGATTTTCCGAATTTAGAGTTTTCAACAAAAGTTAATATAGGAAAAAATCTTCATCGTGTTTTACATGACGAAAGGTTCAAATTTTTAGCTGATGCTATATTAAAAGAATTTTATTTATTTGCTAATAACGAACTTAAATATACTTGCGACTGGCAATTAACATCTTCATGGTTTGTTAAGTTAAACCCTATGGATGAAGGCAATTTTCATACACATGATAATTCTTTCTTTAGTGGTGTTTACTACTTAGATACCCCACAAGATTGTGGTAATATTACGTTTGCTAATTTTAACAATAGAAGATTAGCTTTAGAGCATAGCGAATACAATCTATTAAATGCAAGGAAATGGACAGTACAAGCAGAAGCAGAGAATGTTTTATTTTTCCCAAGTGATGTGTATCATAGAGTGGAGAAAAATATGTCAGGTGCTACAAGATATTCGTTAGCTTTTAATATAATGCCACTTGGTAGAATACAGGAGGTAGATATGTCAGATTCGATAATTAATTTAGGTGAGATGTATGAATAGAAAAATTAACAACACAATAGCATTTGGAATAGTTGCCTGTTTTTGGATCATACTTGTTATTCCTACTGTTGTTCAAGCTGCTGATCCTATTGTTACACAAGCAACTAGCACAGTAGATAACAACACAACAACCACAACGACAGTAAAAACAAATCCACCTTCAGCAATATCACCATCTATAAACGCTAGTAATAGTGATATATGTGTTATAGGTGTATCAGGTGCAGTCCAAACGCAGATACTTGGTCTGAGTAGCGGCCTCACAGTCCGAGATATCAGCTGCGAAAGACTCAAGCTATCCAAACTGTTGCACGACTTGGGAATGAAAGTAGCGGCAGTCAGTATTCTGTGCCAAGATGAAAGGGTGTTTAGAGCAATGGCTAATTCAGGCACTTACTGCCCTGCTTCAGGAGGTTTAATAGGATTAGAAGCTAAAAAGTTTTGGGATGAAAACCCTGAATTACAACCACAACCTGAGAAACAACCTCTAAAGAAAGGAGAATGGCTTGAAAAAGGTATTAATGGTTTTATTAGCCTTATTCTCTTGGCAGTCCTCGCTAGGTGATTACCAGCTAAATACGCACCAGGTGG